CGAGAGATGTCCGACGGGTCGCTGATTGCTCCGCATCGCGGCTCGAAGCCAGTCTGTCCTGACGGGTATGAGAATGATCTCGGTGATCCATTCATTTGTCTCCCGAAGCTACCACCGTGTAGTCATCGGACGATGGTGATCATTAAGACCGACTGTTGTGAGTCGGGTCGCTTAATCTGCGATCTGACTCCTTTGCAGGTAACACGAAAGATTTGTTCAAACTGTGGAGGCAGTACACAGTGGATCTCGCGCTTCACGAAAACGTATGGCTAGTCGGCAAAGGTCCAAGTCTGGACACATTCGACTGGTCGGTCGCCGGTGAACACAGAATCGGGATTAACGAAGCAGCATTTCTAATCCCTAAGTGCTTCGGGGCTATTGCTAGTGACTACCATGTTCTTGAGAAGTATCTCAAGGATTTGCGGAAAGACACCATTGTCTTCCGTAAAGACTGTCACACTATGTACACGTTCCCAAAGATGTACCTCTGGTCGAAAGGCCGCGAGGCAACGAATCTTTTCTCTACCGCTGTGACTGCGGTGCAAATCGTTCATTACCTTGGTGCAAAACGTATTCACTTCGTGGGCTTCGACTCCATCTCTGATATTGATGGAAAGGCGAGATATGCGGCAAAGGTCCAAAGAATACATGGTGAAGGTACGAACATGGATAATTACCATGAGATTAACATCCGTCTCCAGGCAGTCATTGAGGCACTTGGCATCGAGCCTATTTGGGAGCATCTGCAATGTACAAAGTCGTAGCGTTCTACACCGTTGGCACGCCGTATGAAGCTGAGATCAAGAAGCTTCAAGAGTCCCTTGGTTATTGGGGCCTCGACAACACGCTCTACCCCGTTGAGAACAAGGGTGACTGGAAGCTGAATTGTGGTCAGAAACCGATAGTCTTGAAACAGGCACTTGAAGAGAATGATGCCGACATCCTCTATCTCGACGCTGACGCAGTTGTCAAGAAGTTCCCGTCCTTTTTCAATGGCTTCGCCGGTGATCTCGGCATCCATTTCAAGGATGGGAAGGAACTCCTGAGTGGGACGATCTACCTGCGGAACAACACCATGACGCGGCGGCTTGTCGATAAGTGGTGTCAGGCTCAGGCTGCACGGCCGGGTGTTCTCGATCAGCGAGTGCTTGCAGACGTGTTGGCGCAATTCAGGGTCGATAATCCCGATTACTCTGTCACTATTCTTCCACCGCAATACTGTCAAATCTTTGATACGATGAGCCATCACGGTGAGGCAGTGATTGAGCATAATCAAGCGAGCAGGAGATTCAAGGCCATTATTCGCCAGCAAGTTGCAGTAAGTACCGTCCCCGAAGTTATTTGCGGTTTGCGAACCAGAAGCCATTCAGACGGTTCGTTCACGTTGCCGCGGATATCAAAAGCTATTAAAGCAAAGCTCGATGCGAAGTACATTAAGTACCCCAATGAGTACAGATGGTATCCGCGGCATACGTTTGGGCATCGAGTCAAAGAACTAGCACCCCGATTCAAGGGGAAGACAGCTTACATCGTTGGGAAGGGTCCGAGCCTAGACGATGTTATCGCAGATGATTTCGAGGAGGGGTGCCCGATTGTTTGCTTGAATGAGTCGATCAAGAAGATCGAGCAAATCGTGCCACAGCATGAACTGTTTGTCTTGCAGCAAGATGACTCACTTGGTGATTCTTGTTACTCACCCTTAGCCGCTCTTATGATTGCTGCATCGGCGGCACACGGCTATTCACAGTATCCAAATCTCTACGTCTACTATCCAGAGATTTACGGTCTAACAACACACACGCTCAGCATGGTGTGCGCTATTCGGATTCTTAGACAGTTCGGTATCGCTGATTTCAGGATGATCTGTTTTGATGCAGCGACCGTGAAGAATACTGAGTACGCAAAGATAATTGGGGTGGACGCCTCCCTTCATGGCAATCCGAAGAGATTCCTTGCGCATCGGCTTCGTGCTGACTATGAGGCCGGTCAGACGCCGTTGGAGTGGATCAGCCCAGTAGTCCGCTGAAAGTCATCTTTCGATAGACCTCTGCCGTTGCAGCACAATCCGCGAGCGCGTCATGCGCCCGCGGATTTTCTACTTTTAGCGTTGAGCAAAGATACGTGAGATTGACTTTGGAGTATGGAACCCTCTCAACATGTGTCGCCGCGCGATCGTTACAGAACAATGCAGAGAACATTGTATCGCGGATATATGGGTGGAATATCTCATCGTACTCATCGAAATCCAACCACCGCCGCATGAACGGAATATCATGGACAGCGTTATGGACCAGTGGCATAACTTTGCATCGCTCAGCACCATACTTTCGCATCGGGAGTCCGAGCTTCTCAATCCATTCATGCAATAGTGTTTTCGCTTTTTCACGGTCGAAGCCGCTAAGCGTAAGCTCTGCAAGATTGAGGCCATTCTTTCGCATTGCCTCTTTGTTTGCACGCTCAGGATGCTCAGGCCGAATCTCGATATAGAATGGGAGTACATCGCGGCGAGGCTCAAAATTAGAGTCAAGAGCGAGGATACCCAGTTGCACGATTTCATGGAAAAATGGGTCGAGACCGGTTGTCTCGGTATCAATAGCACAAAGCTGATTACCATTCCAGTGTTGCATACTCACACCCATTATTCTGCTTCCTTAATCCAGAGGACTTCAACGGCTTTCGACCGTGTGGAGGCACCAAGATGCGCCTTATGATTACTATCGAGATTCGGACTCGTCACGCTTACGTATGATTCCCACTGATACCTAGCATCCCAATCTTGATTCTCGAAGAGCGGGTTCGAGTACCCTGAGACAGCTACAAAGCCGCGGCATTGAAAAATTGTCTCAAGTAAGCGTCGATGGTATGCCGCGTTCATGGTATGTTTGTAGACGCTTGCATCCGTACCATAGTCGGGGTCAACATAGATTACTGCATCAGGATGGTCATACTCTTTGATGCAGCGGACTGCATCCATATTCTCGACCTGCACAGCCTTGAAGCGATCGTGGATCGACGCAAATCTTGTAGCCCTGTTCGCAAGTTTGCCAGCAAAGCCGGCCCCGCCTGTTGACCGACCAAAGTTCCTGCCGATTCCGCCGAATGAATAGGTGATGACGTACAGCCATCTTGCTGCACGCTCAACGTCATCATCCACATCTTCCCATGTCGAATTACAATGCTCCCATTCCTCACGGGAGTGGATTGTTTTTGCGACCCAATCGGCAAGTCGCTCGGATTTCACACGGTCGCGCATGCATCTATAGAATGCAGTGATGCCTGCGAAACGGTCATTAAAGACTTCCAACTTTGATTTCGGACGGCTCAAAGTTACAACACCGCTACCACCACAAACATCGACCCACCGATTACGTACGGGGAGTAAGGGTAGAAGCTGTTTGATTGATCGAGTCTTCGCACCTGCCCAAGGGAATGGTGCGCGGACGATTTCAATCTTCTCGTCGCCGCTCATCTCTTCTAGGAGATCGAAAAGGTCGTCAGCCATTAGGGGGTCCTCGTCATAATATCTCTAGTGATTGCAATCTTCGGCCTGTAATCCGGAATATCGTTCAAGGACTCCGGGAGAATACCGTTGACGATACATTCTTCGGTGTGGATCAAGGCCATAGTATTCCATGCAACGGCAGCGAGATGATCCTCAGATCGATCACCCTCGCGATAGGCATTAACATGCCGCATGAGCGAAGCCATCGTCCGATCCATCGGGAGGCCTTTCTCCCAATTTCTAAGTGCGTACTTCTCAACACCAAGACGGCACCAATGGCCAAGCCGACGAAGGAAGATCGGTGAGATCAATTCCAATCGTGGCTTATCTTTCTCAGTGTCACGAACAGCGCCTGTATCAAACTGCTGGCGGCTCTTGTTGTCTTCCATCGGCATTACAAAGTTCCCCGTATGACCATTGCCCACGAGTCTCGATGACCACGAAATCTGGACCCGGCTCGATATTCACACCAATGAATCGCTCACCGGGTAGCTCGATGAATTGCGAGAACTCCTCATCGAAAGCAATCATCAGTTGTTGCTTATCTTCTTTACTCAGGTTCTGGAGTATATCTTTAAGCACAAAGATTACTCCACCGGATCAAGGAATTCGCCGTTGATGACGAACTTCTTGACCATTGAGTTTGGGTCGCCGCCGGTTCGCCACTGGATATTTCCGATGTGGAACTGGGCATCCTTCCTGCTACGGCCTTTTGGGTACCGCGGCGGAAGCTCGCGACCGACTTTAATCTTCGACCATGTTCCACCGTTGTCGGGGTCTGACCATTCGATGAAGTGCTCGTAAAACTCCGTGAACTTGATCCACTGGCCCGCACGTGCCTCACACCGCTCTTCAATGAATTGCTCAAGCGGTGACTGGTTCAGTTTCGATACGATGATCTTGTCCTGTGTCTGGATCACTGGAAGGTTCAAGCGGTCGTGGGAGTCGGGGACCTCTAGATTCATAACTTCCGCAAGGAAGTCAGGTGCTTCGGCTTCAAGCATCGGAATCAACCGCTTCTTCGGGATCATGTCGATTGGATCAAGTGGCTCAACAAGACACATGACGATCCGCGTATCACCCGAAAACAAAGGGCAGGCGGTATGCTCGTTAGCGCACTGAACATAGTGCGTGCTATTGACAACATGGTACGGCGTCTTGCCTTTCTCATGGATCATTAGCTCGCGGCCAGTGACCCAATCCTTGATGCGGTTGTACGCCATCTTATTCCTGTTCAGATCAGTCTCTTCGATCACGCAGAGAACAGCACCGGCGAGTTCAGCGTTGAAGCCAGATTGCGAGATCAGTGCCGCATCCGCACGACGATAGCCACGGGTAAACAGCAGGCTCAACGCTTCGTGGAAGATCGACTTCCCAGAGGATTGGTCGCCATAGAGGAATAGATACGGGAGCGGTTCAAGCGGCTCTTGAAAGAGTGACGCAACCCAGCATTTGAGATAGTCAGCACCTGTCAGAACGCCGTTGGCTTTGCACCAACTGTTCTCATGGATCGCGGCATCCAAGCCACTACCGCAATGTGAGAGGACACGCATCCATGTCGGGTACTTCAGATTCTCAAGCTCCGCGGTCGGGATATAGCGAAGCTGTGCCGCATTACGGTTCCATTCCCTATTCCCCGGATACTCCGGTTGAAACGGTCTGTTGACAAGTTTCCAAGACTTGAAGATCGACGATCCGAGGATACCAGTAATCTCTTTGTTTCCGTATCCAAGTGAGCCGAGTGCGACACGCACGTTTGATAGCGGCTGTAGCACCCACTGGTTGTCAACACGCAGGAGCCAACCGTAATCCTCATTTGTCTCTGTGACGATATTCCTGAGAAGATCGTCATGGTTCTCGACCTCAAGCTCTGGTGGCGACTGGTTTTGGATGCTATTCATCTTCACCCAAGAATCTTTCTTGGGGAGCCAGCCAGTCATCTTATCAGCTAGGTCGTTTGCGTCGTACTGTACCATCGTGATCAAGCGGCCATCGCGATGCTGCTTGAGTGTTGTCTTCCTGCTTAAGAGTGCGGGTGCGACCTTTGGGAACGCGCCGAGTAGATTCGCCGCTTTGAGGGCTATTTCAGCCTCACGAAAAACGAACCCACCCAATGGGTCCTCGACGCCACCCATTGCACGGCAGGCTGTCTCAAAGTCCGGTGTACGATTCAAGAATGTTCTTGTCCAGCCGCCGCCATCCTGGTCCCATGAATCGTGTTCTGCAACACCCGGCGAGTATCGACGAACAGCCCATGCTCCGCCACGAATAGGGAAGCAGAAGCAATTCTGTTCTTCTAGATTAGTGCCATCGGATGCCGTCTCGAAGAACCCCAGTAATCGAAGCTCCTCATGCGCCTGTTTGAGATGCAGCGTGTGCGTCACAAGCATATGCTTATCTTGGTCCCACCACCACATCAGCTTCTTCTCACGCAGGAAGTTGATAATCTTCTTGTGGTCGTCATCAAGCAACGTCTTCGGTCGTTGGCCGGCGACCTCTTCAATGGGGTCGGAGTTGCCGACTTGCTGATTGCCTGTTCGCTGCTTTCGTGAGACTACATTGACATGATCCCGCCAATTACGCGGCGGCTCTGTCAATATCTCACCCTGCTTAATCAGTGTGAAGCCGTCAGTATCCTTTGACTTGCGATGCCATGTCCAGATATTTCCGCCGCAGGTATCGACCTTACTCTCGAAGTCGAAGCCGACGATTGCACTCATCATGCCTAGGATGGCACGGGCAAGTGCCGCGTGTTCAGTATGATTGGCTGTTTCAACCGGGTCAAGGAATACATAGACATGGATGCCTTTGCCGGAGGAAGATTTCCGGATTGTTACCCACGGCAGTTTCGATACTTCGTCCTTAACGCGGGCGAGGTCTTCTTGAGACAGTGCAGCCCGATGCTTCGAGCTATGGCCGATTATGGAATCGAAATCGAAAGCGACCCACCGAGAGACGCGATCTTCCCAATCCCAACCAGTCATACCGATAGATTCCACGTGCTCAGCGAGATCGAACGTCATCTCCGTGTCTGTGAACTCTGGATCGGAGAACGCCTTATACGGAATACGTATTGCTTTCCAAGTTGTTAATCCGTCCGTCCACCCGTGCCACCTGCGGCCCTTGAAATCCCCCTCAATCCGTTCGCCACCATCCTGCGCAACATTAACCTGGCATTCCATACTCAGTGAGTATAGGTCAGCCAGATCGGGCATAGCCACAGCCTGCAAGAATCTTTGTATTGAGGCCGATTTTGTAACCATGGATACGGGCTTCCCGATTTGATTCCGAATCGAATAGAATCGAATCTGTTTCTCGAAGGTGGTATGCTTTCCCCGTGGTACTATACGCATATTTTAGCTAAAAAAACTAGTTTTTTAGTAACTTACTGTTTCCCTACTAACTCTTATATAGTTTGAGAACTTGAAACTACTTTTTTATTTTACTCTTTATATATATGGTACTGACACGCGAAACAGTAAGTAAGGAATAATTTTGCAATTTTAAGTTTTTTATCCGGCATTTAGCGTATACTACTGTGGCCGAACCCGCGTTGTGCGGGAGGGCAACTACCGTCAAATCTAATCAGATTTGATTCCAAATCCATGATGGAGAAATCACATGGGCAGACTCGCAACAATTCCGATTCCACAAATCCGGGAGAACCCGGTCGCTTTGCGAGCGGTGAATCGCAAAGACGTGAACTACATCGGTTTGGTGGACTCGATCAAGACCAAGGGATTCCTTGGTGCGATTACTGTCCGCGAACGGAAAGATGCCGAATCCGGCGCAAAGTATTTCGAGCTGATCGATGGCCTGCATCGTTTCTCAGCAGCCAAGGACGCTGGCCTCGAAACGATTAACGTGGACATCGTGAATTTGGACGACGGGCAAGTGCTTGAAGCTCAGATTCTGACCAATATCCACAAGATCGAGACTCGTCCCGCCGAGTACTCGAAGCAGCTGCGTCGAATCCTTGCCATGAATCCGCTGATGACTGAATCCGAACTCGCGCTGAAGCTCGGCAAGTCCGGGTCATGGATTCGTGATCGTCTGAGTCTGAACGGAATCACCAACGAGCGGGTACTGGACCTGATCGACAGCGGCAAGATCGTCCTGACCAATGCTTACGCATTGTCGCGGCTGGACGAGTCCGAAATCGCCGATTGGGTGGATCGCGCAATCACTTCGGCTCCCGACGAATTCGTGCCGCTGGTGAACAAGCGGGTGAAGGAATTGAAGGAAGCCGCTCGGAAGGGCCTCGATCCCTCGGAGGCTGAGTTCGTTCCGTCCGCACGCCTTCGCAAGATGCGCGACATCAAGGATGAGTCCGAAACTCCCAACGCGGTCAAGGCTCTGATCGAGAAGTTCAAGCCCAAGAACACGCTGGAAGCCGCGCAGCTGACGCTGAAGTGGATGCTGCATCTCGACCCGATTAGCGTCGATGAGCAGAAGGAGAAAGATTCGGCACGGAGGGCGGAACGCGAGGAAGCGAAGAAGCTGACCGCCAGCGCGCGTGCGAAGAAGAAGGCCGCGATGGACAACGCCAAGGCGAAGGTTGCGGCCTTCGAAGCCGAAAACGCGCAGGCCGTTGTCGACGGCAAGGAGCCCGTCCACGACATCGAAGCGATCGAGAAGAAGCTGAAGGCCGAAGTCGAACTCTCCTTTAGCAAGTAAGGGCGTCACTGGCTGAATCCTTGGGCTGTCCACATGTGGTGGGCAGCCCATTTCCCTGCATTTCTCTGAGAGGCATTGACATGAAACGAACACCTTGGCAAGCAGTCTTCGATGGTGACTTGATTCCCGCGGAAGTTGCATCGCAGCTTCCGGTCGCCAAGTACGGCGACGAAGCATTTGATGCGGTATCGAAAGCCGGGAAGTATCTTCCCCGCATTCAGCTGATGACGGCTAATGCCGACAGGTGCAAGAGTGGGGATTTCCCAATCAACCACTATGCACTGGTCGCCGGGAAGAATTTTGAAGACCTTGGCACTGAGGTCGACGTCGCGGTCTTGGCTTTCCGTCCGAAGGCGCTCGAAATCGGCGAGCAGATCATCAACATCTTCGATCCGCAACCCGACGCTGCTGGCAATGCCACTGGCGAGTTCAAACGGATTGCTGACGCGTCGAGTGTGAAGAATTCCGGGTGCATGTTCGGCCCTGAGTTCTTGCTGTGGGTTCCGGCGATTAAGCAGTTCGCCACGTTCTTCATGGGATCAATCTCGGCCCGCAACGAATCGCCCAGTGTGAAGGCAAAGATCGGCAAAGCCGCAACATTGAGGTCGCAGAAGATTGAAACCAGGCAGTACACGTGGTTTGCGCCACAATGTATCAAGTGCTCGACACCCTTCGATATGCCGGAGAATGCCGCGCTGATCGACGAGATGACGAAGTTCAACAATCCCCCGGTGCAGGAGATTGAAACTGTCGATGAGTCGGAAACCACTAGCCGTGAGCGGTAGGTAGTTGCACTAGCTCCGCCCGCGGTAGAAGAGACGCTACCGCGGGCTTTATGTCGAGACCACTTGTATTCCCACTTTCCGCCACGATGGTTGATTGGAAGACATTTATTAGTGTCTTCCAAGATCACATGGGCTACAGTCCAACACGGAAGCTCGACGCCGCAGGGGTTGACGTTACAAGTCCAGCGGCTTTCCTTGCTGCGATTGACTTCGATAACGACCCATTAATCAGTCTGCGTGAAGGTCGGGAAAGAGCCAAGACATTTCAGCATTACTCCCTCGGCTTTATGATGGTCATCGACGAAGAGCAGTTAATCAAGATTGTCAACTATTTGAAGCTGCATTTGCTTGCAAGACCTACGCGGGACCGTCGCACGATACTGCTGATTGCCACCGCGACTATTGACGACTGGATGTCTGCGATCATCACCGGTACGTCGGAAGGTATGGATGCAGACGTTCGAATCCTTATGTGCGAGGTCTTCAACTCTTTGAAAACTGGCGGATTCCAAGAACTATTTTCCAGCTTCACAAAACTAGGTCTTAATGATGGGACATTCACTGTTTCACGAGACTGACTTCCCGCCGCTGCCTTCTCATAGCGGCGATGATTAACCCAACTTTTTAAGGCATATAATCATGGATCGAGGGATCAAGACGAAGTTCATTGCGGGTCGGTACAAGGTCCCTGTCACATTATTCTATAAGGGCCGGTCGATCTGGTTCAAGTTCCCTTTCAATCGGATTCTGCTTGCTGAAGTCAAGGCGATGGCCGGCGCACGCTGGCATGGATTTGCAGACCCGCCGATCAAAATGTGGTCAGCAACTAACTGTGGTCGGAACGTTTTCCAAATTGAGTTTCTTGAAGGTAAGAATCCTTACGCCCTATACGACACCGACCTCCCGGACGTAACATCAGAGAGGCCGCTTTATGCCCATCAACTGGACATGAAGAGTCAGATTCTGCATCGGCACTACAGCATCATCGCCGGTGAGATGGGAACAGGCAAGACGCTTTCTGTTATCGAGGCGATGGAAGACGCGGGGATTAAGAGCCGCGAAGCATGGTATGTTGGCCCTAGTGCAGGTGTCAAGGCTGTTAGCCGTGAGCTGGTGAAATGGGATTCCAAGGTCCGACCACGGATGATGACCTATGAGGGACTGACGAAGATTATCAAGAACTGGACACCTGGCGCACCAGCACCACGGTTCGTCTTCTTCGACGAGTCATCAAAGGTAAAGACGCCAACAGCCCAACGGTCCCAAGCGTGTTTGTTCCTTGCTGAAGCTGTCCGTGAAGAACACGGCGATAACGGCTATGTTGTTGAGGCTTCTGGATCACCTTCACCGAAAGCGCCAACTGATTGGTGGCATCAATGTGAAGTAGCCTGTCCCGGCTTCTTGAAAGAAGGCTCACTGCCGAAGTTCAAGAAGGGGCTGTGTGTTATTGAGGAACGAGAATCTTTATCCGGTGGTATGTACCCGCATATTGTGACATGGCGGGATGATGTGAGTAAGTGTGAGAAGTGTGGTGAACTGAATACACACGAGAATCACAATGCCGTGAACATCGGTGACCCGGACTATCACGGATTCATATCTTGTGGCAACGAAGTGTCCCGGCTCTATAAAAGGATGCAGGGACTTGTGATGGTTAAGCTCAAGAAAGATTGCCTCGACCTTCCTGAGAAGCAATACGAAGTCATCCGGGTCCAGCCAACAGTCGAGATGCTGCAAGCCGCAAAGATCATCCGTGCGAAATCCGCAAGAGTTATCACGGCGTTGACACTGTTGCGGGAGTTGAGCGACGGCTTCCAGTATACAACAGAGGACGCGGGTACTGAGGATTGCCCCGTCTGTAATGGTAAGGGCCGGCTGATTGCATCAGTGCCGACTGAACCTGTTGACCCGATGGCCCCGATTGACGTATCGAAGATGACTTTTGTCGATCGAGAAATGGAATGTGAGAATTGTGATTCGACGGGGAAGATTAGGAAGTATGTCCGCGGCATTGCAATGGTCGGTTCGCCAAAAGATCAGGTGTATATCGACGATCTCGACGAGATTGAAGACCTCGGCAGGTATATTGTGTGGGGCGGTTTCACTGGAACAATTGATCGGCTGATCGATATTTCACATCAGCAGGGGTGGTGTACGTTGCGTGTCGATGGTCGCGGTTACGTTGGCACAGACGAGAAGGGCGGAATCATTGACTCCGATACCCTGCTCGACTGCATGGATCGCAGTAATCCACACGTCGATGAGCTGCGTAGAAGATTCCCGCGTGTTGTCTTTGTCGGTCATCCGCAGGCCGGTGGCATGGCTTTGACGCTCACATCTAGCCCGATCGAGCTTTTCTATAGCAACTGCTTCAATGGTGAGGCTCGCATTCAGGCTGAGGATCGGTTCCATCGTATGGGCATGGATAAGAACCGCGGCGCAATCATTAAGGACTTGATCTGTTTCCCGACAGACCTGCTTGTTCTTGAGAATCTTCGCAAGAAGAAGAAACTACAGAACCTGACAATGGGTGCGTTGGACGACGCCTTTACAACTGGAGACTGAAACAATGATATATGTTGGCGGGAAATCCCGTATTTGTCAGCAACTTGGCGAGACACTTGCACTGTTTCGTGGTAGGAGGCCGTATCTTGAGCCTTTCGTAGGCGGTTGCAACTCTTTCGCATACGCAATGGGTCCGAAGACTGGTGGTGACCGTAATCGTGACCTGATTGCTATGTGGAAAGATATCCAGCGCGGGTGGCAACCACCAGAGGAGTTAACGGAATATGATTACGCAAAGCTTCAATACAGCCCGCCTTCAACACTTAGAACATTTGCCGGATACGCCGCATCTTTTGGCGGGAAATGGTTCGGAGGGTTTGCCCGTAGTCGCGGCAGGGACCGCTGGAAGGCCCAGATTAGGCAGCTTACACGTCTCCGCACTCAGATCGCTGGTGCGGTATTTAAGTGCCAACCATATTGGGATTGGCATGTTGAAGACCACTTAATCTATTGTGACCCACCGTATGCAAACACACTGGGTTACGGTGAGGATTTCGACAGTAATCGATTCTGGCAGTGGGTACGAGACCAGAGCCAAAAGAATATTGTGCTAGTTACTGAGTTCGTTGCTCCGGATGATTTCGTATTCATCGCAGAATTTACCTCAGGGGGCGGATTAACTCGAACCTTGACAGATCAACTTTGGAGACTGAAACAATGAAATTCGTAAGCATCGACATCGAAACCACTGGCCTTGACCATCTTCGCGATCAAATACTGGAGATTGCAGCGGTGGCCTATGATGGCCGTCAACGGGTCGCCGAATTTGAGGTTGTCATTAAGCATGAGCGAATCACTGGCCATCCAAGGGCGCTGATGATGAACGCAGGGTTGATTGGTCGAATCGCGAAGAGTGATAGCTGTAACATCATTCAGGATGCACGGACGATGTGGTCTAATTGGTTCCAAGGGGTGAAGGAACTTTTCACTAATAACCATATCAACGTGGCAGGAAAGAATGCTGCCGGCTTCGATCTCCCGTTCTTGAAGGCCGCCATGTTTGATTGTCGCGCATTCCGACACCGGGTTCTCGACCCCGGATCGATGTTTGCGGCCCCTTATGACGAGGCAGTACCGAACTTAGAAAGATGTTGCGAGCGTGCAGGGATTGATTACGACCCTGCAGCAGCGCACTCTGCAATGTACGACGCCGAACTTGTCGCACAACTTCTTATCTGGGGGTTTGAAAATGTTGGTAAGTATAATGATGCCTGCGTTTAACGCGGCTGAATGGATTGAAGAGGCAATCAGGTCGGTCCTCGCTCAAACATATGAGAAGCTGGAGCTAGTGATCCATGACGACGGGAGCGACGATAACACACTTAAAATCGCAGAGATGTGGGCCGGGAGAGATGCCCGCGTTAGCGTCTCTACTGGACAACACGCAGGATGTGCCGCAGCAAGGAATGTGTGCCTTGCTCGCTCGACGGGCGAAATCATTGCACGGCAAGACGCGGACGACTATTCTCTCGACACCCGCATCGAGAAATCAGTGGTCGCGCATCTTGGTTATGCCGCCACGTCCTGTCGGATGGCGTGGGTAGAGGCCGGTGTGCTTACACCGCAAGGGTCAGGTCCAATGATTCCAGATAACTATCTGCGAAATCAAGGTGGGCGGCCAGTCAATGCGTCAATCGTCACATGGAAGACTGTCTATGATCTTGTCGGTGGCTTCAATGAAGACCTCGCCGCCGGGTCAGATGGCGAGTGGAACTTCCGATGCTTGCATTACGGCTATCAGAAGTGGTCCTTTGTCGATGAGTATTTGTATGTCTACCGACGGCATGCAAATCAGATTACTCAATCCATGCAACAGCAGCAGACAGAAACCCATAACGCCGCGTGGCAGAATTGGGGAATCGTATGAAATGGATACACCAGCGTAAAGGCTATGGTCTTGGCAATTTCATCATGATGACGGCGGCTATTGGTCGGCTTGCTACGATGTGGAAAGGTCCGGTGCCAGTCTACTTCGAGAATGACGCTCTCCGCGATGTCTATGGTGAGGACGTGCGGATCAAACCATTGGCGACTAAGCCGCCAGAGCCACCGATAAACAGTTGCGGACTACCTGCTCGGATCGGCCAAGAATCCGATTACGATGCATGGTACAGGATTCTTATTGGCCGCTCACGCCATCTTGACCAACCATTCGTCCCGATAAAGGCCTCGGTGCTTGGTTGCCGGGCACAGCTTGTTGCGGTTATGCATGGTTGCGTCGATGGCAGTGTGCATAAGAATGCGAAAGATTTGGGATCGGAAGCGCTTGGTGCGATACTCGCAGAGAACCTCAATGTCAGGAATCGTCTACCGGTAATCATCGGTAACAAGAGTGACTGGGAGAACTTTTGGCAGCATGTCAATATCCCTGCCGCCGTATGGAATCTTTGCGGGAAGCTGTCGTTGAAGGATTCGCTGAAAGCAATGTCGCACTGCCAGTCGTTCGTGTCCAACGATACTGGACTCTACCATGCAGCGGCAGCGATGGGACTGAGCGGCACGGTCTACTGGAAAGACACTGACATGATTAAGAATCGATGCCCGAATCAGAGAGTGGAGCATCTGAAGGTTGGAACCGATTCGATTCCAAATCAATTAAAATTATAGTTTTCTGTTTTTTGACCGTTTCACAGCGTATAATATAGTGGTAACACCCACACGTAGAAGGATTTGATTATGTCCGATCACAGAATCTTGACCGTCCCATTGGGTGAAATCTTCGCAGATGAAGAATTCAATTGCCGTGGGCATATCGTCCCGTTGGATGTTGTTGATCTCGCCAAAGATATTGAGCAGAAGGGGCTTATCCAGCCTGTCACTGTGACCAATCTTCCTGATGACCACCCGGAGAAGGGTAATGGGTACACCTACCTGTTGATTGCTGGCTATCGTCGCTATGCCGCACACAAGGTGCTGAAGGCTGAGACGATTGACGCAATCCTTCACGAGAACGTCGATCCTGAAGAGGCGATGTTCCTGAACTTCGCTGAGAATCTGCATCGTAAAGACCTTACGATTGTACAAGAGGCGGTGGCGCTCAAACGATTCTTCTATCGTGGCCTGACCGAACAAGACATCATGCAGCGAACAGGCTGTTCCCGTGGATGGGTGCAGGTCCGTGTGATGCTGCTGAAACTCCCTGTAGAAGTTATGCAAGAGGTTGAGGCGGGATTCGTTAAGCAAGCAGACATTCGTGACCTCTACTCTATCCATGCTGCCGGCGGTGAAGAGGCTGTCTTCGAGAACGTCAAAAAGCTAAAGGACGGCAAGTTGTCTGGTCGAAAAGTCGTCC